CGTGGCGATAAAAGAATGGAACTTATATTTGACAGTTCCCCTTTACAAGCATTAGAATTATTAGCAGCATCATTACATGGTATGATGACTAATCCTTCTACACCTTGGTTTACTTTAAAATTTAAAGACCAACAAGTTGACAATGAAGATGAAGCAAAAATTTGGTTAGAATCTGCAACAGATGCTATGTACACAGCATTTAACAGATCAAACTTTCAACAAGAAATTTTTGAATTGTATCACGATCTTATTACCTTTGGTACAGCAGCAATGTTTATTGAAGAAGATGAAGAAGATTTAATTAAATTTTCTACAAGACACATTGATGAAGTTTACATTGCAGAAAATGACAAAGGTAGAATTGATACCATCTATAGAAGATTTAAATTATCAGCAAGAGCTATCGTACAAAAGTTTGGCGATAAAGTATCTCAAGATATTTTAACTATGGAAAAGAAAGACCCTTACCAAGAAATAGAAATTATACACGCAGTTTATCCAAGAGCAGATTTTAATCCTAATAAAAAAGATAAAAAGAATATGCCATTCGAATCGGTGTACATGGAATACAAAAACAAAAACGAATTATCTGTATCTGGATTTAAAGAGTTTCCGTTTGTAGTACCAAGATATTTAAAAGCTTCACATGAAATCTATGGCAGATCACCTGCTATGACTGCACTACCAGATGTTAAAATGCTAAATGAAATGTCTAAGACAACTATTAAAGCTGCACAGAAACAAGTAGACCCACCTTTATTAGTTCCTGATGATGGTTTCTTATTACCAGTTAGAACTGTACCAGGTGGATTAAATTTTTATAGATCAGGTACAAGAGATAGAATTGAACCATTAAACATTGGTGCAAATAATCCATTAGGTTTAAACATGGAAGAGCAAAGAAGAGATGCTATTAGAGCTGTGTTCTATGTTAACCAACTTATGATGCAAGATGGTCCGCAAATGACAGCAACAGAAGTTATCCAGAGAAACGAAGAGAAGATGAGATTGTTAGGACCTGTATTAGGTAGATTACAATCAGAATTATTAAAACCATTAATTGATAGAGTGTTCAACATTCTATTAAGAAACAATCAATTACCTCAAGCACCTGAATTTTTATCAGGTCAAGATATAGAAATTGAATATGTTTCACCTTTAGCTAAAGCACAGAAATCCACAGAACTTCAATCGATCATGAGAGCTATTGAAATACTTGGTAGCTTAGCTAATGTAGCTCCTGTATTTGATTATATTAATTTTGATAATCTAGTTAAACACTTAGCAGAAATAGTTGGTGTTCCACAAAAATTATTAAAATCACAAAGTCAAGTAACAGCGGAAAGACAACAAGCACAACAACAACAACAGGAGCAAATGCAGATGCAACAAGTACAACAGATGGCTAAAGCTGGAGGAGATATAGCTCCACTTGCTAAAGCGTTACCTGAAGAAGCAAAAGCTGTTGCAAATGCTGATATAGAATAATGGGTCAATCAAAAGACAAAGAACAAAACTTACAAAAATACATTGAGGAAATAAAAAGTAATTATAAATATATTTTTACTACAGACGAAGGAAAGCAAGTTATGTCTGATTTAGAAAAAAGATGTCATCATCATACTACAACCAATGTAAAGGGAGATAGTCATGAGAGTGCATACATGGAAGGTCAGCGTAGCATCCTTCTATTTATAAAAGCAATGCTACAAAATGAAAACGAAAAGGATAAATAAATATGTCATCAGAACAGATAACGGAGCAACCAGCTTCGCCTGTAGAAACGACACCAACACCTACAGAAACAAAACCAGTTGAAGCAACAATCGCATCAACTACAATACAACAACCAACAGTAAATAAAACTTGGAAGGAAGCAATTTCTGAAGAGTTTAGAAACGATCCAAACATAGATAAGTTTACAGAGATAGATGCACTTGCAAAGTCATATATCAATGCTACTAAAATGATTGGTCAAGATAAAGTTGCTGTTCCTAATAAAAACTCAACTGAAGATCAATGGAATGAAGTGTATGATAAATTAGGTAGACCAGAATCTGCCGATAAATATTCACTTAATGTTAAGTCTGACATTGTTCCTATGGAAGAAACTTCAATTAAACAGTTTGCTGAAAATGCACACAAGCTAGGTTTAAATCAAAAACAAGCTGAAGGTATTTTAGATTTTTATAAAACTAATATGGAAGGTATGGCTCAACAATCTAAAGTTGATACTGAAACTGCTCAAGCTCAGTCTGCACAAGAGTTAAGACAAGAGTGGGGAAGAGAGTTTGATACTAATATAAAAAAAGCTGGAGCATTAGCTAAAGCTAATATGAATGCAGAAGTATTAGATATGGAACTTAAAAATGGTATGAGACTAGGAGATCATCCTGAAATTATTAAAGGCTTTGCTAAGATAGCTGGAATGATGTCTGAAGATAATATGGTTACTACAGAAAGCGAACAAGTTAGTTCTAATAAAGATATTGAATCAGAAATATCTAGTATTATGAATAACAGAGAAGGACCATATTGGAACAAACAACATCCAGATCATGATAAAACAGTACAACAAGTTTACACATTAAGAGAAATGTTAAACGCAGAATAATTTTTAACCCCTTGTATTTTTTTATAAATTAATGTAAGGGGTTATTAGTAGGATAATTCGCAAGAACCTTACTGACAACCAGGAATAGACTGTGGTCTAACAGACCTTAAATGCAAGAGACGCCTATCAATACTGATGGAGAACTTTTCTGATTATATAAAGTTAACAATAATAATGGAGAGACAAATATGTCATCACAAATAACTACAGCATTTGTACAGCAGTATTCTGCTAACATACAAATGTTATCTCAACAAATGGGATCATTATTAAGAGACAAAGTCAGAGTTGAAAGCGTTGTAGGAAAAAACGCATTCTTCGATCAAGTTGGATCAGTGACTGCTCAATTAAGAACGAGCAGACATGCAGACACACCTCAAATAGATACTCCTCACTCAAGAAGAAGATTATCACTTGCGGATTATGAGTTTGCTGATTTAATAGATCAACAAGACAAAGTAAGACTCTTAATTGACCCAACATCATCTTATGCTCAAGCCGCTGCTATGGCAATGGGAAGAGCTATGGACGATGTAATCATATCGGCTGCTTTAGGAACTGCTTCTACAGGTGAAACAGGTACTGGAACGGAAACTGTGCAAACTGGTGTTGTAAAAGGCACTACTGGTTTAACTGTTGCTAAATTAATTTCAGCAAAAGATTTACTAGATAAAGCAGATGTTGACCCTTCTATACCAAGACACATTATAGTAGGTCCAGAGCAACTAGGTAATCTATTAGGTGATTCAGAAGTTACAAGTTCAGATTTCAATACCGTCAAAGCACTCGTGCGTGGCGAACTTGATTCTTATCTTGGCTTTAAATTCACAGTATCTAATAGACTGCCAAAAACAGGTAACGACAGAACGTGTATTGCTTACGCACAAGACGGACTTCTTCTAGGAATCGGAAAAGATATTTCCGCAAGAATAGATGAAAGAGCTGATAAATCTTATGCTACGCAAGTATACTACTGTCAAACAATCGGTGCGACTAGAATGGAATCTGCAAAAGTAGTTCCAATCGTTGCCATCGAAGCATAATAGGAGATAAATAATATGGCTGTAACAACACAAAATAGTACTGAGTACGCTGCTACATTAGCTACTCCATTAGTCTTAGCTGGTGCAAGAAGTAACACTGGTAAGCTAAGAACACTTGCATTTTCTTTTAATCAAGATGGTGTAGGTGATGCTGGTTCAAAAATCGTGCTGGGAAAACTTCCAGCAGGTAGAGTTAAAATCATAGGTGGTTTATCTAGATTTTACTGTAACATTGTTGCTGGTTCAGCGACAATCGATATTGGCAATCAAGCCTACACTGATACATCAGGAACAGCAGTTGTTGCTGATCCAGATGGTATGGTTGATGGATTAGATGTCGACACTGCTGGTTACTTTACAATGGAAGGTAATACTGCTGCAGGTAAACTGCTTGGCGGTAACCATAAATTTGATAGTAATGACGGAGTTGTCATTGAAATTACAAGTGTTGCGGCACTTGCTAATGACGATGATGTGGCTGGAGTAATTACTTACATAGTAAGTTAATAAAAATAAAGTGGGGGAGCAATCCCCCATTTTTTAATATATAAACAATGGAGATAACATGAGCTTATACAGAAACATAAACGCAAGAAAAAAAGCAGGAACTTCAAGATCAAA